CACCTGATGTTGCAGTAACGGCTGTATTGGTAGTCAGCGTAGCTGTCGCATCCAAAGGTCCACCAGATACTGCTGTCACGCTGATACCTGATTGCACAAGAGCGCCACCAGTGGTGTAAATGTCGAATACAAGACCGACATCAACGAATTTACGAGCTGGTTCACCACTCTCACGACCAGAGATTACTACCGTAGTAGAACCTGCTACTGTCGTATTGATTTGAGCAAGTGTTCCAGTACCATCCCATGAAATCTGACGATTGAGATCAGATTTCAAGTCCTTCATGCCCATTTCCATTTCAAATTGGAATTGGCGAACAAAAGAACCCTTATCGTTTTGCGACGCTTTTAAGATACCGGCAGTAAGACCGAAACGAAGCCAGTTATACTTCGCTAAGATCGTAGCCTGAGTACCGCCCTGACGACCGATAGACGGAAGTGGACCGCCATCAGAACCAGCGCCGATACCTTGGTTACGTTGCAAACGAAGTGGACGCTGTACTTGTTGGCCTGACCAATTATATTTCATGGTGTCAGCCATTTGATAAAGCGGGACTTCTTCGTTCAAGTTGTCCTTAATCGGGCCTTTGTAAAATTGCATTAAGTTGTAAACTGCCGAACTCGTATCGGCGAATAGATTAGCCATGCTTGGCTCCCCCTAAATTAATTAAAATTGCCCACCTGCGAGAATTTGGTCAGCGACGTCTTTTAGTTTCGTTTTAGCTGGTGCTGCTCCAGGTGTACCGCCTCCACGACCAACATCCGACGCTTGCTTGTTCACGCTACGGGCTGTTTTTGCCATCTCTTTTTGCCATTGGTTAAATTCCTTTAACCGCGACTCGTGAGACGCTTTAAAAAAAGGCTCCATAAATTGTTCATTGATGTCTCGAGGCGACAACTTCTGACCGGTCTCCTGCTCGATCTGCGCGCGTCTTTGTTCTGCCAAAGTGTACGCAGTAATAGCATCCGCTTTAGGATATTTTTTAGTCAGGGAGGTTTCGATTGTCTCTAGAGTTTTATCAAGGGCCTGTCGCTCCGCTTCGACTTTCTCATTCATTGTCTGATTGATGAATTGGTCGTAACGGCTAAAACGCTCTTCGATTGCTAAAGGATCGACCTGCGGCTGTTGCTGAGGTTGCTGTGCATTAGTCTGTTGCTGCATCACAAAGCGCAAGGCCTGATGATACTGCTTAGGATAAATGCGCATAAACTCGGCAGCGAGCTGCGGGTTTTGTTTAACCTGTTCCAAATCAGCCCATACGTTCTTAGAATACTTTTCAGCTTCCTGACGTTGGCGAGCCAATTCGGCTGTTTTTTTCGTGTAGTCAGCCTGACGCATAATCGATTTCTGGAGGTCCTCGATCGTCATCTTCTGACCATTGATATTAACCTCTTTGAACTTCGACAAGTCCGCGATGGCTTGCGCCGTCTGTGCGGGTGTTTGTACCTGTCCTTGAGATTCTGGTGCAGGCGCAGCTTCGCGTGTCTCTACTTCTGGTTCCGGGTGAGTATCCGCTCCAGCGGGTTCACCACTACCAGTTTCAAGGTGCTGTGTTGCTTCGTCTGCTAAATCTGGAAATGCCATAAAGTCCTTTCGGGTGTTTTATGTCTATTCAATTACTTTAACGTGTTCTTATTCAAACTTTTTTTCATCGCTTGTTTAGCGACCAAATCTTTTAATCCGCCTGGACGACCAGACATGCTTCCTAAAACTTCTTTGATAAGAGCCAAATCTTGCTCTTTATCAGGATGATCCATTCCTGGATCATTTGATCCTTTACTTGCATCCATGGCATCTTGATCTGCATCTGGATCACTATTCATAGCATCGCCATTCAGCGGAGAAGCTTGCTTATCAACTGATGGAAGTGCTGGAGGCATGCCTTCTTCTCCGAGCTCTTTTTCTTTATTGTCGTCATCATCGCCATTCGGCATGACCGTGATCTTAATTGCTAATTTATTTTTACGATCCGCTAATGGGTCCATTCACATAACTCCTTTTATGCTGCCGGTATGGGCGTTGGTGGCATTGCTTCTCCGCCTGGAGGGGCGCCGTTATCTCCCTCTGGAGGTTGCCCCATTAATCCTGGAGGTGGCGGCATACCCGGCGGACCCATAGGCATAGGAGGCTGTAAGAATGATTTATGAACTTGAATATTTGCTTTTAATAATTCTTGAACCTGAGGTGAATAGGTCAGGAATTTCTGAGATTTTCTCAAGCGATTCTTTTTTTCGAAATGCATTTGATGATTATCATCTGGATCAATTGGGGGAGCGATACCCTGCTCGATCTGCTCAATTGATCTTTCAACCTGCTGCGAGTCTACGGCTAAATCTTCCCAGACCGTTGCTAGATCTCCATATTCCATAGCCTCTAAGAGGCGAGAACGAACAGATGGATCTGTTGGATCGCCGAGTAGGCCTTGGTTATAAAGATTCATTAAGTCTTGGCGTTTTGCAGCTTTTGATCCTGGAAGTGTAGATCCACGGATGCAAATAACGTCATAAGATTCTCTAAGCTTTTCCGCAGTGACTTCAGTAAAGAGATATTCGCCGTTTTTGCCGTTTTCTTTTAGAACGCGCGGAGTTTGATAATACCTACCAGCGAACTTAAGGATAACTCTCGCGACATCAGCATGTGAGTTCTCATTGCTTTCAACAACGACGCCAATTCGAGTCTCATCTTGTTCAACAAGAAGCTGCATACCGATTGCGGGAATACTTGCTGACTCTAATTGACCGTGAGAACTCTCGCCTAGACCGATAATCTCATTAAAAGCCTGTTTTAAAGTATCATCTTCTTGGAAGACGTATTGAGGCATGACGGGGAGATCAATCTTCGTCGGTGCAGGCGTTCCTTCGACATGGTTATATTCCATGACTTCAGTTGTATCGTTCAGTGCTTCTTCATGAAGACCATGGCCTTTTGCTGCCATGTACTTTAAGGCGAGACCTTTATTAGCATATTCAGCCTTACGTCTTAAAATCCGGTTAAGCTGATCTTGGATAGGGCGTAAATGAGTAATAAGAGACTCAGAGTGAAACTTGCCACCCACTTTGACGTCGTCGAATTTGATGAATGGTATCTCGTCGATAGGAAGAGGTTTATAAGCGAGCAGGATACCGCCAGCAGTAATAATAAGTCGCCCATTTGGGAATTTCTTCGTAGGTTTTTCGTAATAAGCAATCTCGATTGCGCAGTCTTTCATCTGCATCTGGGATTCCATTGTCCCAGAGCGATTCGTCATTGAGTTAATACGCAAGAGATTGGCGATGTTATTTAAATAAGGGCCTTCTGCTTTAACTTGATAGCCTTTGTCGTAGCTATTTCTGAAATAAGAGAGCGTGCGAACTTTTGTATGAACTAACCAGGCACAATCCTGCATGGATCTAGCCATTGGATCGACGAATACTTCAAGTGGTGATGTGACTTCTAAATAAATGTCACCTTCATATTCAAAATCATTTGATCCATCATCGTCTTGGTAGGCAATCTTACGGCCCTTTTCAGGGTCCCAGCCTACTTTGATCCACGAATAACCAGCTTGCTGCATCCACATCGCGTTTTCGATGCGCTTTTCGTTGTACCGTTCGCGGTCCATCACATTTGTAAGGGTTTTTAGTGATAATCGAGCCGCTTCTTTATCGTCTTCGCTTGGGGAGTTCGGTCTTACATCGTATCGTGGTGGGTTTTTACAGAGGCGAGCTAATCTATTTTGGATGTTAGGAAGGATAAGATTCTTATGTATCCGACCACGACGAGGGCTTGCAGCAGTGCCAGCGTAATTACGGAAGATTCGAAGATTCGCGTCAAAAAATATAGAATCATAACCGAGAAGATAAGCAGTATTGGTAACAACACCACTCTCAAAGGCCACGCGCGCAGGGTTTTGACGAGCGACGTCAACCTTACTCTTAACGTATTTAACGATTTCTGATTCATTCAGAGTATCCTGATTGCTCGTAGTATCGGGGCGCGGACCAAATAGAGCCGCACCTGCTGCTTTTATGAAATCCATTTCACCCCGTTAATTAACCATCAGTAGTTAATTAAAAACCCCAGCCATATCATCAATGGCTCCGAACTCAGTACCCGGTTTGATTTTGTCCTCACGTTTGTCGGTTGTCACGTCAGCAATCTTAAACTCTTGGTAATTCCTGGACATAAGTTTATTAATCAACTTCTGCGTATTCCATGCCCAGAAAGCATTAGATGCAATTAAGCAGACGCCAAGAACCAATAAAGCGAATTGTGCTTCGGTCATTTTTTCTCCGAATAGCTTTTAGCCAAGAAATCCGTAACAGCTTTAATGCTTTGGAACGCATATTCCTGACCTTTAAATTTAACGACGAATCCGTTAGCGACCGTTCTTAATTGAAACTCGAAACTTTCGCTTGAGTAGATATAGGTCGATCCAGAAGTAGTCGCATATGGAAGCGTGATGGTGCCAGATCCTGCAGTAGTTGATGGCAGCCGTGGCCAATCGTAATGACAATTAGTTACAGAGTTCATATTTCTCCGACAAATAGCTCGCCGTCTTGAACGTAGACATATTCATTAACTACATGTTTTTCCGCTTTAATAATGTCCGCCAAAGTATTGGGAACAAATAAGAAAATATTTTTATAAATTACATAGTTAGCTTTTGGTAATTCGCCACCATTTAAATGAGCGATTACTTTCGGGTCATATTCAAGCCAAGGGACGCCGATAGCAGTACAGCTCTGAACTTGGGTGTCTAACTGAATTAAATTCTTCTGCATCTCAAGGCGAGCTTCTACATCCGCTTTCGAAAGAGGTGACTTCGATGAGAGCATGGATGCGACAGATCGCCCAGCTCGTTGCGGCCCTAATTGGCCTGGTGTTGCTACTGGTTTTAATAAATCCTCTGGGTTCTCTAAGACTCGCTCTCCTAATTCTTCTGCTGCTGCTAAAGCTTCATCAGTCGTCATAGCCCTCGCTGGTCTTCCGCGACGCTTTGGCGTGGAGGCTTCTGATGTACTGCTGTTCATATCCTGGTTCGTTTGGGGTGAGGACACGCGGTTTCTCCTTAGGTTTATCTGGGTAAAATACTATTTCTTCTATCGAAGCCAACGCATCTAACAGGTCGTCATGCGCTCCGCGCGGGAATGATTTGTATTCTAAAAGCAAATCATCAAGACCTTGGCTTAAGAAGATCTTTCCGAATTCGAAGCGAGGAATCAAGGATCTTATTCGAGCCGGCTTACTATTATCCGATTTCTTAGAGCCATCTGTAGTGAATCGAGCACGCTTAATACCGCGGATAGGTATAATGGTATTCCGCCGGAGCATTTCTTCTCCGATAAAGTGCTTAAGAGCTTCCTGGTAAGCGACTTCCTCAAATCCAAGCACCATTGGTTTTGTTTGACCATATAGGTCGAAAGCCCATTTAACCGTATCAGTAGCCGTAATTCGACGCCTTTGGGCCAGGGTGACATACCAATTCTTATCTGAATCAACTTGTACAACAACAGTGGCGGTATAATCTGCACCGTCATTAAGAGAGATAGCAGGATCGATAAAAGCGAAAGTATATGTATTTTGAGGTAGTTGATCATAGTACCTTATCCACGCCTGTTTAAAATCCTGATCTTCATCTGGAACAGTAATATTTAAATATTGATTTGAGAATTTATAAACGCCTTGAGTGCGCCGAAGTGACTCTAGGACTTCTTTTGATAGTTTTTCGGGGAACAGAAGCTCACCATTATCTCGGTAAGCCCCTTCATAAACTATAGACCATTTCATTTATAAAAATGA